CTGAAGTTCGTAAAGACTGTATCGTTTGTTTATCTCCTGAAAGGGCAGATGTAGTAAACAATAACGGTTATGACGGTAAAGAAGCAGATGATATTATCTCATTTAGAGATTCTCTACCAAGTTCTTCATACGCAACAATGGATTCAGGTTGGAAATATCAATACGATAAGTATAATGATGTTTACAGATATGTTCCTCTAAACGCAGATACTGCTGGTTTAATGGTTCAAACTGATTCTACTAGAGATCCATGGTATTCACCTGCTGGTTTTAATAGAGGAAATGTTAAGAACACTGTTCGTTTAGCATACAACCCTAACAAAGCAGAAAGAGATAGATTATATAAGAAAGGAATTAACCCAGTTGTTACATTCCCAGGACAAGGAACTGTTCTTTACGGTGATAAGACAATGCTTGCTAACCCAAGTGCGTTTGACCGTATTAATGTTCGTAGATTGTTTATTGTTCTTGAGAAAGCAATTTCAACTGCTGCTAAGTTTACTCTATTCGAGTTTAATGATGACTTTACTAGAAGTCAATTCAGAAACTTAGTTGACCCATTCTTAAGAGATGTCCAAGGTAGAAGAGGTATTACAGACTTTAGAGTAGTTTGTGATGCTACTAATAATACTTCTGGGGTTATCGACAGAAATGAATTTGTTGGTGACATTTATGTTAAACCTAATCGTTCAATTAACTATATTCAGTTAAACTTTACGGCAGTGAGGACTGGAGTAGAATTTTCTGAAATAGTTGGTGGTGCGAACTAAATAGAGTAAAGGAGAAAATAAAATGGCATTTAATGTAAATCAATTCTCGGGTGCTCTAAAAGACGGTGGTGCTAGAAACTCGCTATTCGAAGTTACTATCACTAATCCTATTAACGGTGTAGCAGATATTAATGTTCCATTTATGGTGAAGGCAGCACAAATTCCTGCCTCTTCACTAGGAACTATTGAAGTCCCATACTTTGGTCGTCAAATTAAGTTGGCTGGTAATAGAACTTATGCTGAATGGACTCCTACGATTATCAATGATGAAAACTTTGATATTCGTAATGCGATGGAAGCATGGTCACATGCTATTAATTCACCACAAGGCAACTTAAGAACTGCTGGTGGATCTGCTCCTGCTTTATATAAGTCAAATGCTCAAGTAACTCAGTATAGTAAAACTGGTGAGATACTAAGAGTTTATAACTTTGTTGGTATTTACCCAACTGAAGTTTCTACTATTGACTTGGCATGGGAAACAGAAGGCATCCAAGAATATACTGTAACATTCCAATATGACTATTGGGAAGTCGCTGGTGGTAGCACTGGTGACGCAGGTGGAATCTAACACCTAATTGAAGTGATTCTAAGGGATCGTATAAATATACTTTATAGATCCCTTATACAATATGAGAAGATATTATGGCAATAGAACTATTCGGTTATCAAATAGGTAAGAAGGAAGAAACTCCTCCTTCAATCCAATCATTTACACCACCAGAAAATCTGGACGCAGCAGTTCCAGTAAACGAAGGTGGAGTATTTGGCACTTCGGTAGAACTCGAAGCAACTGCTAAAAATGAAGCACAACTGATCACTCGTTATCGTGATATGGCATCTCAACCTGAGTGCCAAAGGGCAGTTGACGATGTTGTAAACGAAGCAATCGCTAATCATGAAGACGGACATCCTATTGAAATAATATTGGATAATGTTGATCAACCAGATAATATCAAAGAAAGAATCCGTGAAGAGTATGAAAACATTCTACAGATGTTGACATTCAGTAGAAAGTCATATGACATATTTCAAAGATGGTATGTAGACGGAAGATTATTCTATCATCTAATGATAGATACTAAGAAACCAAGAGAAGGTATTCAAGAGATTCGTTATATCGATCCTCGTAAAATTAAAAAGGTAAGAACTCAAAAGAAAGGTAAAGCAGGTGAAGTAAACCGTAAGAATCCTTTTGATAAGAAGTATGACGAATACTATATCTACTCACCTAAAGGAGTTAAAGCAGGAAATGACGGAATTAAAATTGCTACTGATTCTGTTGCTTATTGTCATTCTGGAATACTTAACAATGACAACACTGCTGTTCTAAGTCATTTACATAAGGCAATCAAACCTTTAAATCAACTTAGAATGTTAGAAGACGCAACGGTTATTTACCGTCTTGCTCGTGCACCAGAAAGAAGAATTTTTTATATCGATGTTGGTAATCTGCCTAAAGGTAAAGCAGAACAATACCTCAGAGATATGATGGCAAAGCATAAGAACAAATTAGTTTACGATGCGAACACTGGTGAAGTTCGTGACGACCGTAAGTTTATGACAATGCTTGAAGACTATTGGTTACCTCGTAGAGAGGGTGGTCGTGGAACTGAAATATCTACACTACCAAGTGGACAAAACTTGGGTGAGTTAGATGATGTTTTATATTTCAAAAAGAAACTATACGAATCATTAAATGTTCCTACTACTCGTTTAGAAGCAGAGAATGCATTTAATATGGGTCGTGCTAACGAGATTACTCGTGACGAATTAAAGTTCACTCGTTTCGTAAATAGACTAAGAACTAAGTTCTCAGAATTATTCATTACTATTCTTGAAAGACAATTACTACTTAAAGGTGTAATTACGAGAGCAGAATGGAATGATATGAAAGACATCATTAAGTTTGACTTTATTGAAGACAACTACTTCGCTGAAATTAAAGAGGGTGAAGTATTAAGAGAAAGACTAGGACTACTCCGTGACATCGAAGAGTATGCTGGTAAATACTTCTCTAACGAATATATTCGTAAAACAGTTCTTCGTCAAACCGAAGATGATATTAAACAAGAAGATAAACAAATTGAAAAGGAAAAGGCAGAAGCACCTGAAGAAGATGAAGATGATGATGTCGGTTTCTAAAAATTATAAATAATTACAAAAGGAGATTAACATGAGCGAAGTTACTATGAGAGATGCGGTTATAAGTGCTATGGAGGGTAATCCTTCAGAGTTTAAGAGTTCTGTAAATTCTCTAATGATGAATAAAATAAGAGACGCAGTTGAGATCGAGAAAATGAATATTGCTGCATCTTTTATGAGCACAGAAACAGAAGAAGAGGTTACTAACGATGAAGAAGTTTAAACAATTTCTAGAAGAACTAGAACTACAAGAAGGCACAGGTCTTTCTGCTGACGATATGGTTGGTCAAAAAGATTCTGATGACGAAGGCACTACTTTAAAACCTCGTTCTAAGGGTGAGGAAGATTTCAAAAATATGCACATGGTTACTAAGACTGACTACTATGCTGCACCTGGACAAGACCATGTATTCAACGGTTCTATTAAAGAGGATGTTGAATTAGATGAAGAAAAAATGGAATGCACTAAATGTAAAGGTGAAGGCAAAGTAGATGGTGAAGAGTGCAGTCATTGCGATGGCAAAGGTTACCACGATTCTGAAGAAGATGAAATGGAAGACGAGTCATATAAGAAAGGAAAGAAGTAATGAAGAAGTTTAAAGATATTTACGAATATAAAATAGCAAAATCTTCAAACGACTTTTATAAGGGTATGCCTATTGATCCAGTTGGAACTGGTGTTGCTAGTGAAAAAGCAGTTCTTGATATCTTTGAAGAGTTTGGTGCTGATCAAGAATATCCAGCATACTATGATAAGAGAACTAAAAGGGTAACTTTTACAGCATTTGAAAACACTGGTAACGCAATGGTGGTGTTTAATTCAAAAACAATGGATAATATTTCCAGAGCATTAAAAAAACTTAAGGGTGAAGTTTACATAGACTATAAAGATGGAAGTGGAAGAGTATATGTATCTGCACCAACATCACAGAAAATAGACGATTCAGATAAGGTAGAAGTATAATGAAACCATTAGCAAATACAGTAGCAACAGGTTCGGCAACAAATGTCTTTTTGGCAACTTGTGTTCATTTGTCAAATGATGGAACTGCTAGAACAGTAACAATCGCAAACACTGCAACTGATACTGGTGACGGACAGCACGGTAACTATGCTGGCAATCAAGTATCTGTTCGTATTCCTGCGAATGGTCAAGTTATTATTCGTAAAAGACCTAAGGATACTATAACTGGTGCTGCTGGTTGTTATGCAACTAAGATAGCAGAAGACGG